GCGCAACGAACTAAGTCGGCTATTAAGATGGCTAAAAGCGCACCCAAACATGGAATTGTTTTATGTCTTACCGGAACACCCGTAACGAATAGGCCGGCAGAATACGCAAGTCAATTAGACATAATCGGAAAACTGAAAGAGTTTGGTGGCTTGTGGGGTTTCTATAGAAGGTATTGTTCGGCATTCCAAGACAGGTTTGGTCAATGGAACATTAGCGGTCATTCGCATCTTGATGAATTAAATGACCGGCTGCGAGGAACTTGCTATATCCGGAGAACAAAAGACCAAGTGTTATCAGAACTGCCACCCGTGGTTCACAGTCGAGTCATTGTCGAAGGCACGGCAAGTGGAATGATTGAATACAATAAAGCAGAAGAAGACATCATTCAATACATAACTGACAGGGCCAAAGCGATTGCTATCGAATTAGGCGAGAACCCGTACTCAAAAGCCGTAGCAGCCAAGCTACGGGCTGAAAGTAATGAACATCTAGTCAAGTTGTCTGTTCTACGTAGGCTGTCAGCTAAAGCCAAAATGCCGGCAGTTCACGAGTGGGTTGAAGCGCATATCGCAGAAGGCAAGAAAGTGGTTATTGCTGCTCACCATAGAGACATTGTTGACGAACTCGCCAAGAAGTATGGAAACTTACGCATACAGGGTGGAATGTCGGTTGACGAAGTAGAGGTGCAGAAAAAGAAGTTTATGACGTTGTCCGTAGAGGAAGCGCCGGTGATGGTTTTATCTATTCAGGCCGCCAAGACCGGCCATACATTAACTGTCTCTCAGGACTGTTTGTTTGTCGAGTTGCCGTGGACTCCGGCAGACGTGGACCAGACCTATAGCCGCCTACATAGAATCGGGCAACAAGGTTCAGTCACAGCCACATACATGCTTACTGCCGGCACAATAGACGAGAAAATCTACAGACTTATTGAGAAAAAGAGAACCGTAGTTAATGCTTCGGTAGAAGGCGATGTCGGGGCTCCAGATGTGTCTTCATCGCAGTTGATATTAGATTTCTTGGTCGCTAAATAGCAACCAAGAAGTCAGTGATTTGAGCGTCTGTCAGTCCGAGTGTTTCGCCGTCCTCGTTAGCGCCACCCGTAAGCACGATGTCGCCGACAATGTAGTCAGTGCCAGCGCCAAAAACTTTATCCCACAATTTCTGAGCGCGAGAGTTGTGAGGCAAGTTCATAATTTTGCCTTCCTCGTTACACCATAACGTGAGTTCATCGCTTAGGTCTATGGCTTGAATATAGCCACCGACTGCGTGCTGTAGTTGTTCTAGTGAATCTTCCTTGAGTTCAAAAATAATTGTTTCGTTCTCTGCTGTGATTCTGATTGCTTTGTTCATATGTTTAGCCCCTTATCTTTTGTTTACGGATTTTTTCACGCTCTAAATATCTGGCGATTTTTTCAGGCTCGGCGTTAGCGTCATCAATAATTAGTTGGTGAAGTTTTTCCAGCGAGGACGAACCTAAACTAGCGTTACGGGTATAACCATCTTTTCTATAACCACGCTCTCTACTGGCAGTCCAAAAAACTTCATTAGTTTTTACGACATTTATATTTTTCAAATCTAAACGAGAAACTTCCGACTTATAGATTCGCCAGTCGCCACAAGTATATTCAATAGCGTCTCCATTGAATCCCTTTTTGGTAAATGCTGACTTGGTCGCTTTGTCAGTTTTGATGAGTTCCATTAGTTGCCCCTTTCAGTTGGCTAAATAAATTATATCCCACCCTTACAGCAGATGTCTAGTTGGTATTGCGGGGATAGCCCCGCCCAACTACTTTCTAATTTTAATTTGGGTTGTGGTTTTTTAATTTGCCGAGCGTTTTTATTCGCCCAGGTCGTACTTAACCATTTCTCGGAGAATCTGCTGAGCCTCAGTCATGATTGATACTCGCTGATTAAGTGCTTCGCGAATTGTGATAATTCCTTTGACAACTTGTGTCTGAACTTTATCCAACTCTTGGATTTTGCTGATAAGTACATCAGATGTTGGTGCTTCATTCATTATGTATCCCCTTTCTTGAGATACCCCAATACTAGCCGACCCTTGCAACAGATGTCTAATCGCCAAACGGGGCTATTGACGGATTAAGTTAATTGACCTTTGCTCACTGTAAAAACATCTGCACCCAATTTGATATTGGCTAAACCTTCCGGTGTGTAATCTAAAAAAATTGCTTCAACAAATCCGGTTGTGTGGCGTTTGCTCGACCCTTTAACAAAAATGCCGAACGATACCGGAATAGAAACGGTGTCGCCTTTTGTCCAAACTTTTTCAGAAATTGTCATAGGTTTTGTTTTCTTTTGTGAGGCAGTGAGTGAACACTACAGTAAGCGCTAAGGCGTATTGCCCTGCGCTTACATAATGTATTGGCGCTCGTAAGCGAAACACATTTTCTTGCCAGACTATTCATTAAAGAACTGTAACCCACGACATTGCTACCCGTAGCAAATTGTCGTAGTCGCCGGACATGGATTGCTTGACATATTCGTCAATTTCATCTGCCGACACTCTTGCTCGCTTCAGCGCTCGTCTGACAGCGCCCATAATTGCATAAGCATTGCCATCGTTGCCCGTGAGTTGTACTTCTATTTCCGGATACTTAATCATTTACTATCCCCTTTCTAGAGATACTTAAATTATATTCGACTTAAATAATTTTATTTAAAATACTAAATCAGCAGACGATTCGGGCGTCCCCGAGCACTACGCACAGCGACTTCGCCAATTACACGACGACCTGTCTCTATGTTCATGCTTTCCAGTCAGTTTCGTAGCGCTCACTGGCTACGGCTTTACTTTCTTGTTCATCTTGATACCAGCCTAGCACCCTATACAACAAATGTCTAGTTTTCAAATGGCATAACTATAACCGGTGTTCTTTCACCTACCCAAGCCCCAATGCAGTTGTATTCAATATATTCAGTCGCTTCGTCATAGGTCATGCCGTCTCTTTTGATACAAACATCAACCATTTTCTCCCAAGAGTAGACAGCAAGCACAGGTTCATTGATGCGTTGAGAGTAGCCAATGAAGGCTTCATCAAACCCGTCCATAAGCAAAACATCTTCGTCTCGCTCTATAAAAAAATCGTTGATTTGTTTTCTTAGTTTAGTAATCGTCATGTCCGTCCTCTTTTTTAGAATAATGCCGGCTGTATGAATTCTATTTCTTTTGGCTCACAAAACTCATGCCGATATTTATAGAGTTCATCTTCAACACTATCTATGACATTGCTCTTCCCTTTTAGCCAAACTACGGCTAACCGACGACTAATATTGTGGTCAGGCGTTATTGGTAGCCCACAGATACAGCAATGATATTGAGACATATGTCCAGTCTAAGCCCCGACTTTAGATTTTGCGAGCAGTCGGGTGTCTTTTTTTGCTTGACTTAATCGCCAATCGTTTTCTGATGACAGAAATTATAAAAACCGCCAAGACGATGATGCAAAAGTAAATCATTTGTTATCCCCTTTCTCTGGAATCACTCACTAAAGATTCCAGTGACTTTGTTGCCTACGAGTGGGTACTCGTAGTGCAAATACCCGATTGGGTAATTCTCTGCGTGACGATTGGTCACGATGACAGTCGCCATGTCAATCCCTGCGTTACGCAGGTCGCGCATGATTAGTGTAACCGCATGACTATCGGCGACAACCCGCTGACGAATCATCTGCCCATCGTGGAACTGAATAATTTGTTTCATTTCTATCCCCTTTCTTGAGACAATCCCAGCATACCCTGCCCCTACAACAGATGTCTAGCCACAAAATCTCAAGTCGGGGCTTATTTTGAGGTATGTCATCGGTATGTCAAAGGTATGTAAGACCTCCGTAGAAAAATTTTTATGGTCAAGACCGACGCTCGGTATGTTAACGGTTTAACATACCAAACTCACTTAGCCCGTCAGACCGTCGTCGTTTGGTCGGTCTTGCTCGTGAGCCTTGCCCAGATTTCTGGTCGTGCGTTAACCATTGCCCAGTGAAAAGCACTCATGAAAATTTCTTTTTTGTCAGCGTTGCGTCTGAACATTCTTTCTGCGTGCGCTCTCGCTAGTTCGGTCTGGTCGGCGAGAAAGCCGACCCACCACTCATCAATCTCGTTCAGATTTTTTTCGGTCATTGCGTGACTCGAAATTTCTTTACGAACTTTACGAATGATTTAGTTCTATCTGAATCTTCTAGCAAGCCCAAGATATTGTCTCTCACATCGCTGTCCTGAATTTCGCTCATTTTGCCCTCTCGGTCAAACTCTGAGTTTGCCTTGATTGCGAATCTGAGAAAGGCTTGATATGCGCTGTCCTCTGATAAATATCGGTCTGTGTTGAACTGCACATAAGGTGGGTGAGACTCAATGAAGTCACTAAGTGCTTTGGCTAACTCCCAGCCTGATTCAACTGAGAACATTCCCATTCTGCTAGTCCACTCTGATTTAATTTCTACATTGCTCATTATTTATTTTCCCCTCTCTGCTTTATGCTCACGAGCCCTTTTAGCGATTTCTCTCAAAGCGACCTCTAGAAAATTATTTCCTACTGATTGAACGATGTCGCTCATCTCTTTTTTTGTTTTTTCTATTTGGGCAACGAAGTCGCCCTTGAAGGCATTCAAGTCGCTATCCTCGTCTAATTTTTCTAGACTCAAAATAACTTGATTGGCTTGCACGATTAGTTTTTTGATTTCCTCTGATGCGCAAGCGAAATTATCTTCATGCCATATCGCGTTGAGGTCATAGGAAAATTTCCCACCCCAATTTGCTGTGGCTTTAATGTCTGTCTGTGTGCTCATTTTTTCTATCCCCTTTCTTGAGACAATTGCATCCTATCGTGCCTTACAACAGATGTCTAGTCACAACCAGAGCCATCAACGGGGCTCTGGTTGTGACTACGCCCTTTTATGGGTCGGGTTCATCACCTCATCAACTATGAGTTTGGAGTACTTTTTGCGGAGTCTCCAAATCTTTTTATTCATCTCCATGATGGCGTCAGTTTCTCGTGCTTTTTTAACTATGTCTTCGTCATAGATTCCGTAGTTAGCGAACAGGACTTCATCAAAGTCGCTGTCTTCGAGCATTATGTCGCTAATCCACTTACCTTTTTTGTCGATAGCAAACATTAATTTACAAAGGCCATCTTTGCCGAACTCTTCGTAAACCCGGCTGGTAATTAAATCCAAAAGGTGGGAGCGATACATGGTCTCGGCGCTTACGGCGTTCGACATGTATTCACTCAACCAAAGTGCTAGTTCTTCTCTAGAGGGTTCATCATCTTCAAACTCTGAATTGTGTTCGAGATTTTCGTCCATCTTTAGTCCTTTGTTGTTCTTATATTTTACTCAGACTAAGTGTCAAGCCAGCGAAAGAATAATTTCTTGAGCTTTAATCTTCCTCAAAGTAACCCATGAGTTGTTATCCATTGACGCTATTGCCCGTTCTTTTGGAGCAGCATCTCTGAAGTGGTCGAGATATTCTACGATGGCGTTATATGTAGACCACCCGTTAAAACCAAAGCCGCCGCCATTTTTATCATTTGCGTAAACACCTCTAACCAAAGACAAAGTGTTTTCTCTATTTTTCTTTTGTCTGTCAGTTTCACCCGTAGCGGCCGGGAACACTCCATTAAGAACTTTTGTGAGATTCTGAGAGTGAGGAGCAACCGGAATTGATAATAGTTTCTCTGCTGTTTCCCGGAACGACTTCGCCCAGTCGGTAGAGAACTCTAAGACTTTTTGTGCTTCTTCCATTGCTATGTCGGCGTTACGAGTGTGTCGCGCCGTGAAGACCCGGTTCGCTGACTTGATTCCGGCCATAACTGTATTTTTACAAACAGCTCTGACGCTGGTATTGGCAAAAGTAATTGGAGTTCGTCCGTTATGTCCGTTTCGTACTAGGAGATATCTCTCTATCTTGTCATTGATGCCTGTTGGGTCGATAATCAGTTGCCCCAAATCGATTGATGAGAAGAACTCTCGCCCACCATCAAGGACGCCGCAAGTATCTATGATGGCTTCACCCTTACTTGCTCCCACAACTGCCAAGGCTCTTTCTAGGCACTCGATGTTCTGTTGGACTACATAGCGAGTCCCTACGGTAGAGAGCCCGTCAAAGGTGCCGTCCGGATTCACCCGTACGGTGGCACGACTGTCATCAATAAGGATTGTTTTGCCGTCCGGATTGCGCATTGGTTCGCCGGAATCATCACAGACTGCCACCCGTGTAGTTACGACATCAAAGTCAGCCTGCGCAGCTCTGAGCATCTCTGGTGCTGTCTGGAGCCCCGACATCCTGATTCCCAATTTGTGCCAAGGAACTTCTCTATCAGCAAAAGCCATACGAGCAGTGCCGTCTTTGTTAATTTCTAGCCCGTGAGCCATTGTGTCTTGCCTCTCTATGTGTTTAGATAAATCTATCTGAAACAAGCATAGCCCTGAGTAGTTGGCTACGGCGTAAACAGTTTATTTGCTTGGCATAAATACAGTCGTGCCGATTACTAAATCAGTTCCGTAAGTTTTCATAGCCGTATCGGTTGCCTTCTGGATGTTGCCAGAACACTTCTGCTCAGCAATTCCCCAGAGTGTGTCGCCCTCTACCACTAGATGACCAGAGTCATCGCACGAGAACTCCTCTTTAGTCGTGAATATTGTTGCCAGCCCCAGAGCAACGCCCAGAACCAGTATGACCACAAATTGAATTGTTTTCCTGTTGGCAATTAGGTTGCTGTTCATTACGAACCCACCTTTTGGACTTCAGAGAAACCGACATTTTCGCAACGGTAGACCCTGCCGTCAATCTCAATCTCATCACCGACACTCAAGGCAGTGTGAGTGCGATTAGGTGAGAGCAACGGCTCAACAATATCCCAGACCCAACCCGTGTAGAGGTTGAGGTCAGCGAAAACCTTTTCACAAAATGCGATGTGGTCATCTGGCGAAATTGTAATTCTGTTAAACGAAACAGACGAAACTACTCGCCCACTTTCCAAATCATCACCGAACGCCTTAAGAGTAATAGTTACCTTGCTCATTACGTATCCCCTTTCTTGAGATAAATAAATTATATCCGACCACTACAACAGATGTCTAGTCAGTGCTGTATGGGTAGCCCCGCCCCATTACCTTCCAAGTTTTATTCGGACTTCTTGATGCTTCGGGCAATCATCGTATGGATTTTCCCCGTGAGAGTTATCCTCACACCCACACCAGCCAAATATCGCTATTTGTCTTTCGTGAGTGAGAGTGGTTGCCTCCTCATAAGAATATGCGCGCTGTGATGGGTCGCTTGCGCAATCATTACATAGTTGCCCGTCAGCGTGAGGACAGAATCCCCAGCGCGCCACAAACCCGTCAAGGCTTTCATCAAAAGTTGTATTCATTACTCTGCCTCGCTTTTCGCTAATTTCTTTTTCCAATTCTTAGCGCAACTGTGGCAATATGGAATTGGTTTAAGTTTTTGTCCTCTGTCCTCAAATATCCACTCACCCATCGGCGCGCCACTTCGCTTACTCATATCCTCAACGAGTTGTCCAATCGTGTCATAAACATAAATTCCACGATTATCGCAAGTATGACACTCTGCTCGCCAACCGAAACCAAAAAGAACGGGCTCTTTCTTAATCATTATTTAGTTCTCCTCTCCAGTAGTCCAAGCCAAAACTTCGTGTGCCATTGACGAGACATCAAGACCGTAGTAGTCAATGATGAGTTGGTTAGCCGTAGTCTCTGCTGTCTCCTCATCGGACGCTTCCACATTTACGGTCATCACAAAATAATCAGCAACGAACTGAACTGTGTAGTATTTTGTTTTTGTTTCCATTACAACCCCAGCGCGTCACACGCATCTTTTGTCATCTTGCGACTAGCGTCAATCACATCACCAAGCAAACTAACTTGCTGTTGTCTTGCTTCTTTTGTCGTGATAATCCCACGCCGAGTTTGTTCAGCGAGTTTGCCTAACTGATTAACCAACTCCAGCAATCCATCTTGAGCATCGCGTAACTCTTGCACTACTTTAATTTCTGTTTTCATTATGTATCCCCTTTCTTGAGATGGGTTAATACTAGGTCGCCCCTACAACAGATGTCTAGCCGGTTATTTAACACCGATGAGGTCGCGGGGCTCATCGGTGTTAATTCTCTGCTTGCGTTTCAGAGAATCAGTGTGGGGCTCGGCAGGTGAAAGGGGGTAAGACACCGAGCCCCACGATATGTCTCAGTCAGTCAAGACCGAGAGCGAACTTAATTGAGTAACTACCCGTAGCGATATGGCGAATACAAAAACTCCGATAATAAAAATTGTCCAGTTATCAATCATTTAGGTCTCCATTAAATTCGGTGGGGTCTTCTTTATCAAAGAACCAGTCATCAGAATTGAAACGATTTTTTTTGGGTGTTCGCAGTCTGATGACCGAGAATCGTAATCTCAGGTTTTGTGGTTGAGCCTCTATCCATTCGCAAGCCTCAGCACCGTTAGCGAAAACTCCATAGTATCTATCCCCACCTGATAGCAAAAGAATTACGGGAGTTGTAAATTCTTGAGTGATAAAGTCTCGGCGTTTATTTTGTTCGCTTTGAGTTTGCTCTTTGCGAATCAATATCTCTCTTTTAACTTGAGCGATATCTTTTATGTTTTGTTGCTGAGAGAGTTCTATATCTACTAGGTATTCATCAAGTTCCTCGTCAGTCATCATAGAGAGAAAGACCTCAAAAGAATCTCTGACATTTATTGTTGGGTCGGTGTTTTCCTCTGATATCACTTTGGCTTCCTTGACGGGTGAGCGACAACTGATGAGACATTGAGTAGTGAGCCTTTTTCAAGTAGTCCTCTGACAAGTTGTTCAGTAGTCCACAAATTTTCTAAGCCATCTTTGTTTTTGTTTTGCGAAACAATAATTGTAAATGTCTCTAATTCCTCACTCACTGGCTATCCCCTTCTCTGATTTGTTTTTAATGGTTACTTCTTGAATTATGTCAATCATATCGGTTGGTTCTACAGATGTCTAGTCGGTGATACCCGTAAGACACCCATAGCCTACTGCCCTTTTTTCATTTCGGACTTTGGAAAATTTGATTTGGAAAAATATCTAACCCCTTTTTTTCATTTCGGACTTTGGAAAATTTGATTTGAGAAATTATGTAATGCCCTTTTTTCATTTCGGACTTTGGAAAATTTTAGTTGGAAAAATACCTAACCGTATTTTTTTAGTTCGGGCTTTTTCTGTAACCGTATTTTTTTAGTTCGGGCTTTTTCTGTAATCGTATTTTTT